TCAAAAAACATATCAGCTGTTTGTGGTCTTGCTATATATTCTAAAAAGAAAGTGTTTGCTGGTGCATTTTCCATTGAAAACTTAGTTAAACCATGCAACGCGCCTTTCGATCCAGTGCCATCAACCGTACCTGATATATCATATGAGTCACAACCAAAAGCTCCAACATGTTCGTTACCTGGGTATCTAATGCCATTTTTTAATATAACATTATTTTGCATGTTATTATCAGGAAACCAACTTATTTTGAATCTACCATTAGGATCTGGATTAAAAACAACCCTTGTATCTTTAACACCGTTCGTCCATTGAAAGTTACCAATACTTAGCGTTGTCTCTTGTCTATTACCTTCGTTATAGTCTATTTGTTCGTATATTTTAATTAAGTTAAATATACTATTTTTTGTTTCATCTCTAAACGCATGCTCTTCAGTTCTTGGAAACTGACGATAAAATTCATTTAAAGCGTCTTGATCGTCACGTAAACCATCAGCTTCATTTTCCCAATGATTTATAACACCGTAATCTATTTCTAGTCCTTGTGGATCAAATGTTTGTTGTTCAGGATTAGTGAACACAGGTCGTCCGAATTCATCAATGAATCCTTCATAATTCCATTCCATAGGAATAAACAAAGAATATAATCCCGACTTAGTTTGTCCATTTCTGTTGCGCTTGGTAACATCTGAATCATTGTACAAGTTTTTAAAATTATCACCTCCTTTATCTAACGCATTACTTGTACTACCCATCATACACTTACCAACAACTCTACTACCTAAACGTAAACAAGTTTTTGTAACTCTCCAGTTATTTTTTATATTATCAGGCCTTTCCCACTTACCACTTTCATCATGAACTAATAAGTTTAACTTCTCACCATCATAACTATTATCACCTGTATTCTTCCAGTCTATAGTTGTATCAAGACCTTCAACATCATCCATCTCTTCACGTTCACGTATTTTTTTACGTGTAAACTTTTTAGCTGGTACTCTATACGCTAACTCTGACTTTGGTCTGTCCATACCATCTTGTATAGGTTTAAAAAAGAAAGGGTAGTTTAAACTTATTGGTACTACCTTATCTGTAAACATTTTCTTTGCATCAGCACCTGATTTAGATAATATACCAAACCTACTATCACTAGCAAGTGTAGCTAGATTAACTGTTTCAGCAGAACTCATAAACGAAAAACCTGATCGTCTATTTTTTAAATAACACATACCATAACATCTAGCATCTGCTTTACAAGCCTCCCAAAATATAAAAAACAATTTATTTGCTTCTCTAAAATCTGGCGCACCTACGTCTATTTTGCTCCATTGTAAATACATATAATGTGAGCCTGTTATGTATGTTGGTTCACCTTTATTCATAAACCAAAAACCTTCTTCTCTTCTTTTAAACTCTTCATCTATATAACCGTAGTGCTCTTCTTTAAAATCAAGAGAATAATCTTGCCAATCAAATACTGTTTTAATTTTTTTAAACTCAGGCTTGTCTGTAAATCGTTTCCACTTTTGCTCTGACTTTATTTTACTGCAAGAATATATTTCTTTTGGTTGTTTTGGTAAAGCTATTTTTAAACCTTGTATTTCAATAACATCACCTATCATACCAGTCTTTGATATCACAACAACATCGTTTTCTTTATTATAACCATACTCCCACTTTTTAGATTTATTTAATCTTTTTATAGTGTTTATGCGTATTGGTTCTATTATTTTATATAAACTTTGCTCGTACTTCATTTTGATCTACCTTCTGCAAAACCTTTAAATGTTGTTTGCTTTTTTTCTTCAACTTTACCTTCTATTATATTTTCTTCTTCGTGTATACGATTAAGTATTTCAAACGCATCAAATATAGCTAGCTTCTTAGTTGCTGCTGCATTTTTTAATCTGTCAGCTGATATATCATCATCACTATCAACTATAGGTTCTTTAGCAACTTTAATAAGTTCTTCAACGGCTTTGCGCCCAGCTTGGATTATATTCTTTTTCGTCTCCTTTATATTCATATTTAATTGTAATAAATTTATTTAAAACTCTATATAATCTTTCACCGTTTATAACAAATTCATATTCACTATTAGGTGTAAAGCCAACTAAAGTATTTATATCAAAAGTACCGTCGTTATATTTTATAATACCTATAAGAGATCTTTCTGTTTCTTTAACAAACTTATCATTTGATACTATGGGTTTTACAAAACTATAACCAGGCATAGCAGACCAACTAGCTTTTTTATATAAATATATTTGATCTTTTGATATTATATATTTATCTTCTTTCCAATAAGATCTACTATTTTTTTCTCTACCTTTAACATCATGCCATCTTCTAAAAACGTTATGATGTATTATAACTTCATCACCAACACTTATAGGTGTTTTATATAAAAGTGGTATAGATATAACTTTTGCTAATCTGTTTATATACTGATGATTAAATATTTCAGTGTTTAATATTAATTCTTTTTCATCGACTCGCTTAACATTATTATAACGCTCGCCAATAGGAGAAACAATAAAATCTTTATAACCATCCATTAGTACTCTAAGTTATACTCAACTGATATAGCCATATTTTTATTAAAGTCTTTCCAAGGTATAACTACTTTTTCTTTTTTAATATAAACACAGTACTTATCTTCTTCTTCTATTATATCACAAATTTTATGACCACCATAAACTTCTTGATTAACAGAATAATGCATCGAGTCGTTTTTATAATCTTTACCTATAGTAATTTTTCTTATAATATTATTTTTCATCTTTAGGCCAATTAATAGTTCCGTCTGTCAAGTTAATATCGTAACTACCATATTCTTTCAGCATTTTATCTTGTAGCAGAGAAACAGTATCATTGCCTAAAGCTATTTCGTGTAACAACTTGTGCTTTTGAGTTTCTAATCTACCTATATTAAATTGAAGACTATTTATTTTATTTACCGCATCTAGTAATTGATCTAAATGCTCTTTTGATATTTTGTCAACCCTTGGTTTAAGGTCAACAACCTTTTCTTTTTTTGCCATAATTTAATTTAATTTAATTTGTTATTTTTATAAAGAACCCGATAACATTATTTGTACTGGGTGTATATTGTATAGAAGTTTATCTACAGCACTAACGCTAGCGCAGTTTTTAGTTAATACAATATTATTAGCATCAGTAACAGATCTAACCGTACCAATATGTTGATCGTCTTGATCATTAATAACATCGCCAGGAGCAAAAAGTGTTAAAGCAGAAATAGTCTTAACTACTACCGCTGTTGTATTAGTAGCTGTTTGTGTACTAACTTGAGCAGTATTCCTATAATCTGGAGTACTTTTAGTAATAGCAGCAATATATAAATCTCCACTGACAGGTATGTTTAATCCATGCTTTTCAGCTATATGCAAAACTCCTAAATCATTATCATTAAAGTCTCCAGTTACAATTTGAGCAATTCCTGTTAAATTATTTTTCCATTGTGCTAATGATACAGCACTATTAACAGTTCCTAAACTTGGAGGTGCTTGATCTACAGATACACCTCTTTCAACTTCCTTAATGTGACTACTTGCAAATAACAAGTCCATACCAATGGGGTTACCGGGTGTTCTTGCTATTACTTGCACGCCGTCAATTGAAGCACCTCTAAAATCTTCTACTTTGTGCCAGTCAAACAATATGTCTGCATCATCAAACCTAGCAGTGAGCTGTAAACTAGCAGGTATAGTAGGTAATACTTTTGTAAATGTTTTTTTATTAATCATTTTATTTTTTATTTATTTGTTCATTTTTTTTTGACGAACCCCCAAAGAAGAAGTCGACAACTGTATTAACCTTAGCGCTCATAGCGCCAAATATTGTTGAGATGAAACTAATTTCAAACTCACCCAAGTTTATTTCTTTAACTACAAAAACCTTAAACATCATAAAACTTAGTCCAAAGTACGCAGCAGTAAATAGCGTTGCAAGTACTTTTTGAATAAACGCGTCGTCTTTGTACATATCTCTAGCGCTTTTTCTGTCTTCGACTTCTTTTGCAAACGCTTCTTTTTCAGCTTCGAGTAGTAAGCTTTTGATTGCAAGCTTAGCTTCAGCTCTTTCTTTGTCTGTTGTAACAACTTTGTCAAGTATTCCTTCTGCATTATTAACTACTTTACTGAATAAACTTCCAATTACATTTCCTATCATCGTTCATTATCTTTTATCATATCATCGATAGACTTATTCATTACCTTATCGGTGTATGATTTGTTATTAAAAAATATACTCTTTACTGAAGTAGGTATATCTTCTTCACCTAAGAGTATTCTATATATTCTACTTATTAAGTGCGAACACTTAAAGGAGGTTTTGAATACAGAGTATTTGATGGTTGTTCTGTTTCTGTGTCGCCACGCTTCTATCCAACCATTCCTCCTTAATTTTTCCCAACGGTTTTTATCCCAACTCATTGTGTAAGTACCGTCGATAAATTCATTTCTTGTAAAACGCCCCTTGCAGTCTAAATAAATTAGCAGTTCAAGGTCAGCGTCTGTCAACCCATAAGTTTTACAGGCCCATTTTCTAACGAGCCTGTAATACTTAAGGATTTGTAAATCACGTAAATCGTGACTAGTTAATTTCAACTATTAAGAGTTTGCATTTACTGTTACCGCAGTGCTTGATATATCATCAATCAATTTAGTACCATTAACTCCATCAAAAAGATTTATAAAACCAGTTTCTGTTGGTCTTTTGCTATTTATCTTTCTAATTAACTCTTGCATGTGAGCTTTTGCATTATTAGCAGTAGTCATAGTAACATTGATCACATCAACATTATCACCAAGAACATTTGCTGCTCCACTAGCACCTTTACTAATAAGCATAGGATCAAGCGCTATGTGATAAACTGTTTCTGAATCTGCTATAGCACCATCAGCCGTCATTGTACCCATACCTATAGATCTAATAGAACTTACTGGATAAACAACAGAACCATCTGCATCGTCATTATTTGCTTCCGTAGTTGTTGAGCAAACGTGTAAAAATTTTTGTATCATTTTTTAAAATTTAGTAAGTTAATAATTAATCATTAGCAGCTCTTGCTACAATAATTCCATCAGTACTTTCGTGAGGTAATTGACCTGTAACATTATCAAATATAGTTATAAAACCATCTGAATGTGGGTGTTGATTTATTTTTTCAATAATAGCTTGAATTAAATCTTGAGGTTTATTAACAAATGCTGTAACAAGATTAAAAGCAATACAGTCAACGTCGTTATCACCAGCGTCAATATCTCCATCACTTGGGCCAATACCTGCAGGCTCAAAAATCATTGATAACTTATCATCGTCTTCAACTATAGAACCGTTTACTGCTGCTCTACCCATAACGAAACCTTTAAATCTAGAAAGTGGGAACACGATACTTCCTTCTGTTTTATCGTCATCATCGGCTAAACTAGTAGCATCTCTGAAATATAAATATTTTTCCATTTTTTATTTTTTATTGATTATTAATTAATTGATTTTGATTTTTTGTTTATTGTTTATGGTTTATAGTTTACGTATAATCTACTTTAATAGTAATTACACGTTTTTACTAAATAGTAATTATTCTACTATAACTATATCTCTAGCACGTATAACTCTATACATAGTATCGTTATAAGCTATATCATGTCCAGCAACAGCATCGTAATAAACAATATCACCTTTTTTAACAATAGGTACATTATTACCTACAGATATAATGTTTGCTTTTTTATATCTATTTGTTTCATCTGTTTCGTCAGTTAATATAAAGCCACCGACTTTTTTTGGCCCTTCTTTTACTATATCAACTATTACGTAATCGTTAACTGCTTGCATTTTGTACTCTTATATTTGAAATTACACAATCAGCTGACATAATAGTTAATGCAACACTTACAGCATTTTTAAGTGCAGACTTAGTTACAAGTACTGGATCAATAATACCTTCGTTAATCATGTTAACAAGGCCACCTGTTATAACATTGTAGCCATAACCATCTTGCATATCTTTACCAACCTTCATACCTGCGTTATCCAATATAGTTTCATATGGTGACGATAGCGCATTAAGTAATACTCTACCAGCGTCATCAGCAACAATCTTTTGGCTAGCGTTTAATAATGCTACACCACCACCTGGTACAATACCTTCTTGTAATGCAGCTCTTGTAGCGTATATAGCATCTTCAACACGATCTTTCTTTTCTTTTAACTCTACTTTTGAGTTAGCACCTACTTTTATTATACCTACACTACCTGATAACATAGCTAGCCTTTCCTCTAACTTCTTTTTAAAAAAACCATTTTCTTCATTAGCTAGCTTATTACTAAGTTCATCTATTCTATTTTCAATATCTTTAGTCATGTCTTCTAACGTAAGCACTGTTTGTTTATCATCTGTTACAGCGAAATCAGCTTCACCTAAATGCTCAGGCTTCATTAAATCTAAATCATCACCTAGTTCTTCGTTCATTAATGTAGCATTTGTTAATATAGCTAAATCTTCTGTAGCATCTTTTTTAGTAGGACCAAAGCCTGGTAAATCAATAATATTTACTTTAATGTTACCTTTTACTTTATTCATAAGTAGTGCAGCTTTAACTTGCTGTGCTACTGGTGCTACTATTAATAAAGCTCTATTGTTTTTAATAACATACTCTAATATATTCTGTATTTTACGTACATTAGGTATTTCAGATGAACATATAAGTACTAAAGGATTATCTAACTCACATGCTTGTTTATCAGTATTAGTAACAAAATGAGGTGACGTAAGGCCACATTCTACTTTAACACCATCTACGATGTCAACGTATGTTTCATCTGACTCACTTTCTTCCATTAACACAACACCTTGTTTACCAACTTTATCATACGCTTCTGCTATAATAGCACCTAGATCTTTATCGTTGTTACAAGATATAGCGCTAACAGACTTCAACATGTCACCTTCAACATCAGTAGCTATATCATTTAAATAGCTAATGACTTCGTCTAACGTTTTATTTACTCCATCTTTTATTTCTCTGATTGTAAGACCATCTGCGACCGCAGCGTCTATTTGTTTGATTAGTGCTTCAGCTAATACTGTAGCAGTTGTTGTGCCATCACCAGCGTCGCGCACTGTGTTTCTAGCAGCTTCTTTAATTAAAGTTGCACCCATGTTTTCAACCGAGTCTAACAAGACTACGCTTTCTGCAACGGTTACACCATCTTTTGTTATGACCGGTTTGCCACGTCCGTCTTCGTAGATAACACATTTACCTGACGCACCCAGTGTGGATTTAACGGCTTGGGCTAACTTGTTAACACCTTTAATTACTTTATCCTTGGCGTCACCTCCAAAGTCGAGGTTTTTCACCAAATCACTTGGTAAGTTGTATTCCATATTTAATTTAATTTAATTTAATTGCTTGTAGGTATTATTACCTTTGTTTTGTATTATTTAGCTTTTCTTATATTTTTTAAAAGCTTTTGATTACTAGAAAACTCTCTTTTTAAATCTTTTAATCTAGCTGACTCGCTATCATTTAAACCAGTGGTTTTCTTTTTATCTCTAAGTGATTTTATTTTTCTACCTAAATCAATTTCTTGATCTTTGAGCTTATCCATTAATCTAGAGTTATCACGCATTTTGACATAGTTACCTGCTTTTTTGTTATATCTATGTACTTTTCTTTCATGTCTCCTATATTCTCTATTAGACATTTTATCAGTATCGTCGTCAACTGGTTTTTTCTTTTTTCTCTTTATAATAGTAAACGGAGAAAAGCCTTTTTGTTTATATGCCATAATTACTTATCTCCAAATGGATCTTTTTTCTTACTACTGTAGAATCTATCCATTTCGCTTTGTAGCTTATTTAACTTTCTTTTTTCAGCAGCTGTTATAGTACCTTGCTTTTCTTTTCTTTGTAACCTTGCAACTATTTGTGCAGGTGTTTCATTTTTTTTAGGTACTGGAACAGACTTTTTATGTCCAGCTTTCATAGCTGATTCTTCTTTAATTGTGAATGGGCTAAACCCTTTTTGCTTATATGCCATTGTTTTTATTTTAATTATTTAACTTTTTTCTCTGCTCTAACTGCTGACTTCTCCCAAGGCCATATATTACTACCTTCAGGTGCAACAACTAGTTTACCATTTAATTTTCCACTTATATTACCGTTACCATCTCTTTTAAATGTCTTACCTTCCCATGTTACAGTTTTATCAGTGTAACCAGCTCTACCAGACTCCATGTCTTTTATATGCTGTTTTTCGTGCGCAACAACTCTTTTAAACTTTTTAGTACCAGGTTTAACGCTTTTGTCTACAAATATAGATCCATCGTTGTTAGCCTCGCCTAATATACCTTTACCTAGTTTTTTACTAAATATAGGTGTATTATTAGAATTACGTATTTGTCTTCGTTCTTTACCTAATTTATAAGCCATATTATATTCTTCTACCATTACGCCTTCTTCTACGTCTTCTTCTTCTAACTTGCTCTGTTAGTTCAGGATAATCTCTCTCCATCCTTTGTTTTTCTGTTAATGGTACTTTTGATACTATTAATCTACCTGTTTTTGGATCTACACCAATAGAGTCTCTAACTTGTTTTCTATATTTTTCTTGTAATTCAGCTATTGGCCTACCGTATTTGTCATATGATCGGTTACGAGCACCTAAAAAGTTACTAGTTCTTCGCTTATCCTCCATACGAGATAGCGTTTGATGTAGATTTTCTCTGTTTTTAGCTGCTTGCTCTGGTGTGTCAGCTCGAGTAGTCATGTAGAAGTGATAAGCGTTTAATTTTTGCATCCTTTTTCTACCGGCTGGTGAACTTAAATCTCCATAACCTTTAACAAGCATGGGATGTACTGTACCAAAACCACCCATTTTACTAATACTTTGGGCTATTAACTTTTGTTCTTGAATAGATAATGGCTCATATGTTGTAGGAAAAGGCCTTGGTGCCACTGGTGCTGCTGGATCTACACTGCCAATAGGTTTTTGAGGATGAGACAGTCTAGCTTCTTCTTCATTTTCATTTTGTTTAGCTATAGCTCTTCTCCTTCTTTCTTGAGCTCTTGGCGATTGTGGTGTTCCTCTTCTGTTTTTTGGCTTTCTAAAAATGTCTGTTAACTGTAGTAATCTATTTTCTGCAGCAATTCTCCTAGCACTTTTATCAGATCCGTCCGATTTTTTTAAATCTCCAAGTTTTCGCATAGGAGAAGAGGATTTTGGACAAAACCCCTTCATCTTAAATCCTCTTTTTCCTTTTTTACTCATCTATTTAAACGTTTTTACAACTTTTGGGCCTTTTATGTACTCTAATTTTTTCTCAAAGTGCTCAACACTTCCGTTTATTGCCGCTTCGGCACCTTCGAGCGTCTCTCTTCGAGTAATATCGACCCATGTTTCTTCATTATCGGGCTTATTTACCTCTGTTTGGTAAAACCCGTTAGGTAATTGTGTAATTCTCCAGTTCTTTTTGTCAGCTAAGTGTCTCCACTCTGCTAATTGTTTGTCTGAAATTTTAGGTTCTGTAGTATAACTACTACTTTTATAGTATATGTATGTCATATCGGTTTGTTTTTATTGGTTATTAATTGTTTTTGGTTAATATGCACCGTCTTTTGAAGGTCGATGCACACTAAGTCTTCGGGCTCTTTCTTCTTGTTCTGCTTGTTCAGCCATTATTTTTTCGTAAAGCTCAGCTTTTTCTTTTTCTGTTAAAGAGTCGTAGTCCTCTATTTTTAAAGGACTACGTTTTGCTCTAAAACCTTTCATTTTAAATGCCATTATCCTCTATCAAATAAGAAATATTCTAATGTTCCTGCACCGTCTGCATCAACTGTTAAGTCCATCGTGTAATCAAATGGAAAAAATGCAAACTCTCCGTCTTTTAATGTAAATAATCTTGCTGTATCACCAGAAGCTGTTAAGTCAGATGCAGAACCACCGTCTGCTACTATACCTATAAATATATTTCTAGTTGATCCAGTAGTATTTTTCATGTATACAAAGCTACCTACTGTACCTCCAGCACCATCGCCACCTGATATTGCGTCACCATCGAACAATGTTGCTTCTGTTGTACTTACTGTTACTGTCTCTGCTTGTACTTTGTCTACAGTTAAAGTGTCTGTTGCAGATAACGACAAAGCTATACTCAATGGTCCTGCATCTGTAGTAGCAGTCGATGCGTTAGATGTGAGTGAAAATGTTGGTTTTATTACTGCCATTTTTTTATTTTTAAAAGTTTAATAATTATACGACACTTTGCCGTTTTCCTATATTGAAGATAATTACATAGTACTAGTCATATTTACTTCCGTATTGTAAATATTGGAGTAGAGTGCTACACTACACTATACTACAGCTACCCCTACCTACAAAGCCATATATTTTGCCCCACCCCCGCCTTTTTCTATATATATTATCTATATATTTTCGTATTTACTTTGTTTTTTATTATACAATGTAATTACGAAGCGTATTAGATAATATAACTGTAACTAAAATAAAAATAATAATTATAATAATATTATAATGTGACAATAGCTACTTACTATATAAGGTATAATTGCCTAATGTCACACTAAAATACGAAAACTATAATTAAACGTAATGAAGTGCGGCGCAATAGCACTCAACAATAAAATAATAACAAAACAAAGTATATACTTTTACAATGTAAATACGAAACTAAAAAGATAATATAAATAACTAACAACTTAAATATAATAATTATGCTAAATTCAAAAAGATTTGTAGTGAGAAAATCACTAATAGGTAAAGATGTAACTATCAATGTAATGTTCAAAAATGGTAAAACTGTAAAGTATAATCATGACAAAGTGTATGACATTATGAAAGACAAACTCGAAGCAATGAACTGCTGGTCAAAGTACAAGTCGTACACTGCAACGAATAATATACCAACTATACTACGTGACAAAGAGTTAGTATAGTAAGTCAAACAAAAACCAGTGCCGAAGTGCTGATTAAGCACTGGTGACTTAAGTCGTAGTTGACTACGTTTAGCGACTATAAAAAATGCGAACGAGTAAATATATAGTAGTGAAGGCGGCTGTAGCCCTCTGTGAAATACCAGTTAACTCCGAGTGATGGCAATCAAGTGGTTCGAGTCCACAACTACTACAAAATAAATACGAACTATTATAGATAATAATAATATGGAATTTTTAATATTAATAACAATAGCAACAATAGTAAAAATTGCCGAGTACGGCGCTAAAATATAATAATATGAAAGTAAATTTAACAACATTAACACTCGACCAACTACGCTTAATAGCTAATAACCAACGAGTATACAGCGGTAAAGTAAACAGCGACTTAGTTGAAGAGATTAAAAAACGTGAAAATGAAAAGTAATATAAACTTTAATCACTTAACAGTATTGAAGTTAGTAGTAAATACTGTGTATATTACAAGCGGTTTAATAATGCTGAGCATGTTTATTAACAATGTAAAAGCAGATGCCGAGGTAGATAGTGTAACAAGTGCAACGTATATCGACTGCATGAACTGTGACGAGATAGATTAATACAATATAAATACGATCGCTTCAAGATAATATAAATATATGAAATGTAAATGTAAAAATATAATACCAGAAGGCCGCTTGCGATTAGGTTTTAAAGTGTGCGTAGCATGCTCAACTGTCGAAGCTTACGGTTGTGCTCCAGTCATAAACCACAAGACAGGCAACACCATTCAAATAATGTCGCAACGAGATGCTAAACGTATAGCAAAACTTACACGCAGGCGTGGCTATGGTACAATGTTAAAGTAATAAAATATGAATAGAATTAAAATACTTAAAAACGGCAACTTAGTTGTCACTAAATCAAACGTAGAAATAACTTATACACCACATAAAATAGGTGAATTACCAAAAGACTTTGGCTGTAACGAGTACAAAGCGCCAAACGGTAAGCTTAGAACAGGTATAAATAACTGGTTTAAGTACAAAGGTTTAACTTATGTAGAGCTTGTAAAATGAAGAATAAACTATTAATAGCAAGTTTTGCGATAAGTGGGTTGATGGGTGCACAGTGTAGTATCAATTGTGACTACGATAAAAGTAAATATAAGAACAAGATGCATGAGTACGAAGCTGTTCACCCAAGATATGTAGGTATATTTAACAGAGTAAAAACAGATAAGTGTTGTATGACTCATTGTATATTAACTATAAGAGAGTTTGAAAAAGATACTATCTGCTTAAAACATGGAAAATACAAATTAAATACGAACGCTATAAGATAATATAATTATGAAAATACACAAGAAAGACATAATAAAACGTAATCCATACTGGAAACTAGCGTCATTCAAGCGTGTTCATAAGAGTAAAAAGACTTATACTAGGAAGAAAAAACATAAAAATGAAGAGAGTTAACTACATAACAGTATTAGATTTTGAAGTCGGTGAAGTATTTCAATATAAAATAGGTGACGCTTGGTTGCCTGATAGCGAAGCTTTCGAAGATTTTATAGTGCAAAAAGGTCACAGATTAAAAGATATTCACTGGATGTGTCATGAAAGTAATAGAATAATAAAAGATAATTAATATGGAAAAAGTAAAAACAATGCAAGAAGCATACCGAGTATTTGAACTACTTGGTATCAAAGATGTCACTAAAAAGTGGCAAAAAGCTAACGGCTCTGAAGTATGGGAGTTACCGTTTAAAACTATGTACGCTAACGGCGTTACAGAAGTAAACAGATTTACTATCTACAGAAGCGGTTATATACGTAAAATGGTAGTTAACCCTGAAACAGGTGCAAGTTATAGTTGTTATCAACTAAACAAAGTGCGCAAAAAAGAGTATTTTGTTAAAGATTATGAGTATATAGGAGACACTTACGAGACTAAGTGGACAGGTAAATATCGTAAACAACACTGTAGAGAGCGAATTATGATAGATAATCATCGAGATCGAGTAGTATATTTATGTAATTACATACTTAAAAACTACTACAGGAATAAAATGGGCGCTGGTTTTTATAGAATTAACGACTATCAAGTAAGCTTAATGCAAAATACTAAGCCAGAGCCACAAGATTTACCGTTTAAATGTGAATCAGAAACGTTTACTAAAGACTTACCGTTTGAAAAAACAGTAGAGCGTGATAGTTTTATAGATGATAATGAAATTAAAGTAATAATCAACGGTCACCGTTATAATTTAAGTTAAAATGATAGAAAAATTAAAAAAATTAGAGCAAGAAGCAATGGATAATCTTCTCCCAGAAGTATATGACGACATAACATCTGGTGTACTAGATGATTATTCAAGAGATGTATACCAAGCTGGCTACTTAGATGGCTTACAAACAGCAATAAGAGTAGCTAGTGAAGACTCAAGTACGATGAGTTACGAGTATGAAATTACAAATTAAATACGATTACTAATAGATAATATAATAAAATTAAATGACATGAATAAAGAAGAATTAACCAAAGAAGTAGAAAAACTACAGACTCAACTTGAAGCTCATGAAGATCAAGTAAAAGATATAAATCACGATTTAACAATAGCTAAACAAAGATTAGAAGATTGTAATAAGCCAAAGTTAACTAGAAAACAATTTGATGCTTTACATAGAACTATAGAAAACAGTGTGGAAAACTTTGATTTTAACCAAACTGATAACTATAATGCTGAATTTGGCATGGAATATGACAGCAAAGTATACTTAGATAACATAGAATTTGAATGCCACTCTGATCTATACGAGCAAATCATACATGATGTTGAAAGTTTATTCGGCGTAGCTGATGATGATGACGAAGAAAACGAGAGCAAACCGTTATCGGAGTAAGTCTCTCAAGCGGGCGAAGGAAGTGTAACCTAAACTCGGTAGTAATGTATGAGGTATTCGAGCCCTCCATTCAACCGAAACTTGGTATCTAACCTTCTTGCCGCATGAGCGTAGGTTGCAATCACCTTCCAGACGTAGATGGAAAAATAATGCGCTCAAAGCCCTGTATAGGGCGAGTGTAAAGCGACAATTCACGAAAATGTGCACAGCTTTATACTCAATAGCACGAACAGGAGTAGCTTGACCAACATAAGAACAGTGAAGGTTGCTTGACGAAGCAGTGGGTTCGATTCCCACTCGTGCTACAATTACAAACTAAATACGAATATAATTAGATAATATAAACATGAAAACAATATATGATAAACTCAAACCACATATTCTGGCGAGTATAAAAGCAGATAAAAAAACATATCCATACACAACTAAAGCACTTGTTAAAGAGCTTAAAACTTGTCTAGACTGGTCACAGTTATCAATAGCTGCTGCTAGGTCAATAGTAATACACTCACATGTAAAACTTATCGACTCAGTTGACTTAGACAGCTTTTGGTGGGGTGATGAATTTTTAATAGAAAAATAAAATGTTACAAATAGAAATAGTATTAATAGTATATATAGCGTTATTTACAATAGCTATAGTACAAGTAAAAAATAAAAAATATGGCAACAAGAGCAATGATAAGCATAGCTAAACGTGAAGAAGGAGTGTCGTTTAGCGAAATACCAAACAAGACAATTGTGGACATTTACCATCACTGGGATGGTTATCCTGAAGGATTAGGTGTGACACTAGCATCTTATCTTAATGGTTATCACGTAGTTAATGGTCTTGGTAGAGAAAATGACAAGCTTTTTAACGGTATGGGTTGTTTAGCTGCATCACTAGTAGCTGAACTAAAAGATGGTCCAGGTGACGTATATATAGATCCTAGAGAATCTCACAGTTGGATAGACTACCATTATTATATATGGGGTGACTACTATAAATCTATATGGATTAGTATATTTGATGGTAATAAATGTATATTTGTAGGTAAACCTCAAGCATTATTAGATAAATATGATGACTAATTACAAACTAAATACGATAACTTATGGATAATATAAAAGATGAAAATTTAAAACGATTAGGTAAATACATAGCACAAGAGTTTATTAACTTAGCTCGTGAAACAACTAAAACAGACTGGATAGAAACTAATATGCATGACTACAGTATAGGCGAGTTAGCACGCTGTGTCACATTACAAAATCTATACCTAGATCGCG